CATTTGAATTCTTCTTCAGAAACAACATCTTCTTGCATTAAGGATTCGTTTGTACGTTCAACCGTGATAATTGTGTCTTTCTTTTTTTCTTTTTCCATTTTCTTACCTCCATAGTGTAAATTGATTTTTTTAAGTACCTGGATGCTGGACTCATTCAGGTACTTTTCTTCTTTACGCTTAAACTCATTAATCAGCTGCCATAAAACACGCTTGACTTCACCATAAGTCAAGTCTTGTGCTATAAACAAATCATTGATAGATTGCTTTGTCGTAGCAATTCTTTCCGTATTTTTCCACCTCTTACTTCCCGATACCGCCTTGACTTTTGTCGGCGATACCACTATCTGCTGCAACAGTAACGACATTCTGCTTGTTACTATCGGCTAAGCAGTCTACCTCTCGGAGCAGGTTTATGCGTTCGCATGAGCTTGCTCCTATTTTTTCTACAGCTGTAACAATGCTTTTTATTTCTTCCATGCTCGCTGAAGGCATTTTTGCTTTTATCGTTATCATCTTCCTACACCCCTTTCCTCCTTACCATGTTGATTGCTTCAAGGATTGGTGCCAGAAAAACGTATTTCCTACGCTTTTGGTCTTGCTGAATATGCAGAAGCAATAATGTAAAGTCTGACATATCAGGGCACTTCTGAAAGCTGCAATGATATGGACGCTTCATCAGCCAGCAGTCACATAT